GTCAAGACCATAGCTTTCATATAGTCCCCTGTTTCAATGTTAAGCATCTTAGATGCAAGACTGTTAATACACATCTTGTTGATAGAGATGTTTACCACCAACTCAGGACGAATTTCATCACTTACTTTAGCAGCTTTAGCTACAGTTTCAAAACGACCTTCATTGATACCAGCTTTCAAGAAATCAAAATTAAATTTTTCCATGACTTTAACTTTATTAATAGTTTATGTAAGATAGATGTTTGCAATATCACTACCACAAACGGTATTTATTCTTTAATAATTTGCGTTATCATCTGCTTCTACATATTGAACATCAACGTAATCATCATTAATAGATTTAACATCTTTAAGTTCAACATCACAATACATTCCGTTAAGAATATCATTAGCGCAGATACGAGCAGCGATCATAATCGCCATTTTTCTCATAAGAGAACGAGTGTGTTTATCCCAATTATCTTTACCTTTAACATCAGCACCAGTAATTGAGTTCTTACCCGATTTAAGCACAGCGTCAATAGCTTCTTGAAGAGTATAAGAAATTGTAGTTCTTTTACCTTTACGAACAAGAGTAACAGTTGTACGATAAGTCTTAACAACACGAGTAACAGGAATCATACCTTGTTCTGCCATCATTTTACGAACATAATCATCGTTATATTCGTCAATATCAATGTGACGTTCAGGTTTAAATTCAATAATAGGTTTACTTAGCTGAACATTAAAATATTCATATACGGGAACAAAGTCTTCGTCAATCTCAATATCAATATGATGTTTATTAAGACAACCTTCAACAACATTAATTCCCGTATAAACTTGTCTAGTACCACCACTTTCAAAACAGAATATATTCTTTAAAGAAGCGGTAACAGAAAGACCAAGAGTTTTACCAAGTTCAACCTTTTGAATAGCGTCGAGATTAAGATTACGACCATAAGCTAGAGAAGTCATAGGAGAAAGACCTAATTCCTGCCCAGTTAATAAACAAGTAACCATGTTATCAATGTTAATAACTTCAGTGACAGTTCCATCTTTAGTTACATTTTCTTTAAATCTCGCACCAAGATCGGTATTTATAAGACTTTCAGCAAAAGTTCTATATTCACCAAGAACAGCGAGATTACGAGTAATTACATCTTTATTTGCTTGTGCAACAGCTCCACTATTAGCTTTTACAACTTCACCTTTATTAGTAGCAGCGTTAGCACCGTCTTTCGTAGCATCATTTGTAATAACTTCTTCACTCATTTTGTCGTTTTCTTTGTCTTTATTTTCCATTGGTAAAAGTAGATAATATTTTTGGCATGTGCAACAATAGTAAGCACTAAATCATCAAAAATTAAAATTTAACATCTTTAATGCCGTTAGTCCAGACAATATCAGTAGTAAATTTACTCTGTGCATCAATGAGCTTTTCTTTCTCTTTTGACGTGCGGTAATCGTCCGAATTGAGTGCGAAATCTTGCATATAAAGCCATATTATAATAGTAGGCTTATTTATGTATGGCTGTTCCTCTTTCTTGTCGGAAATGGTCTTAAATGGGTTGCAATATGGAGAGGTACATATAATTGTAGTAAGACCCTCAACATCGAAAACCACATTAGCAACTTCATCTGTAGCAATAACAGAAACATCACCATGTTCAAGATGTTTTAAACATTCTTTTCGGATACCAATATCACCAAATACTTTAGGTTCACCTTTCTTGGCACCAGTAGTATAAGTATAAGGCTGACCATTGAAATCATAACAAATCCTAGAAGTCATACCTTTATACCAACACATACAGTAATCTAAAGTCTCAACAAAATTAGTAATAGAACGAGTCTTACTTAGAACAAGTCCTTTACCTTTAATATTCTTAATAGCAGTAGCAATAGCTTCTCTCTTATTAAGATTATTATTATATAACTCTAAACGTTTTTCAATAGCATCACTAAATGCTTTAGTACGAGTGAGTATATTATCGGGATTCCAATACATTTCAACTTGCTTATTATAATCATTAGAAAGATCAAGATTAGCTTTCCAACCCATAACTTCAGCGACCATGTTACGTACTGTTTCACTATGTATATGCTCTACTTTATCAGTAAGATTATTTACATAATTAACACCCATGTGACAAGCTTTAATAAGAGCCATATCATCTTCTACCATATCCATACGTAGATGAGTAAACTTCCTAAACTCATAATTTACCATCTTAGCTTTACCTTTAAATATAGAAAGCATAGAAGAGATTTGTTCAGTAAGCTGTTTATATAGCTCTTTTTCTTCACTTGTAAACTCGATACCAACATTATATATAACATAAGGAGAAATCCAACCTTCTTCCAAAGCCATACCTTTAGTTATAGTATCAACAACCGGAATACCACAAGCAGTAAATGCTTTTAACATATTAACCGGAATCTTTTTTGTAGTAACAAATAGAAATCTATCAGCAGCTACTTTCTTCAACTTCTTGAAATAAGTATCATCTTTATGATAAGCTTCATTTGTACAATCAAGCATCACAAACGTATCAGCATATAGCATATCTTTACCTTTACAAGTTTTAGTGATACGATCAATAAAATCTTTAAGTAAATCTATAACTACACCTGTATGAACAATGCGTTTACGAAGAGAATCTTTCGTTTTAATATCAGGAACTACAATGTGAACATAAGGATCAGCTTCGACTTGATTAGCTACATGCTGAATAACCTCACTAATTACAAGAGGAATATCAATACGTTCAGTATATTGAAATAGACCTTTATAACCAGCTTGTTTCCATTTAAGAATACCTTGATAAATACGCTTATATTTTTCAGAAATATCGTAATCTTTCATCTATCTTAATTAACATCTGTAAGTTTAATATTATCAAGAACAGCTCTAGCGCATTGTTCTATTTCATTACGATTATATACATCATCAACATAATCAGTTAATAATTCATATAACCTAAAACCAGCATCACCCATGATACGACAAAGATCAAAAACAATATGTTTAAACATCTTATCATGATCATAATCTTTAAAGTTCTTACTATTGAAAGGATATTGAGTAAAGAAATCTTCAAAGGCAGCATCTAAATACACAACAATAACAGCTTTAACAGCTGAGAATTTATTGGTATAAAAATCTTTATAAATAACAGCTCTATCTCTCTTCATATCTTACCAACCAAACAAGTTATTACTATTATTGTTAATACCACGACGTTCACCTTTACCTGTTTTACCATTACCATAAAGAATCTTATAGGCTTCATTAATATAAAAACCATAATTAAGATTATAATCTTCTTTATATTCGTAATCATTAAACAAAGCAACTCTCTGACCAGCAACAAGTGACTTCTCTTCTTCAACAACAATTCCACTAATATCATCACCATACGCTATATTATCAGAATCAGGAACAATAGCTTTTGTTATAGCACCTCCACCACTTTTACAAATATAAAAACGATTATGCTTTTGACACTTAATATAAACAGGTTTACCATCTCTAACTATCTTATAAATTGTAGTATATTTACCAGCAACTTTCTGACTAAAACAGTAATCATAAATGGCAGTACGAGAAGTATTGATATAATTTCTAATAAATTCAGTAATATCAACACCATAAAGGAAATATTCTTTAAGAGCTTTCTTAACAACAGGATAAACAAAACCTTTATTGTATTCAGGGTCTTGAAGAAAATAGCCTTTAAACTTAATAAATTTATCTTCAATAGCTTGACGTGTAATATAAGTATTACCTTTAGAATCAATCCAGATACCACAACGATTATATTCTTGTAAAGCATCATAGAAACCATATCCAACAGCAATATAATCATTAACAGCACTTCTACAATACTTTTCAAATTTTTCAGTTTCAAGAGTAAGCTTACTATAATCTTCCCATTCTTTACAAATATGTTCAAAGGTATCTTTTCTAGAAATAGGAAGTCTTACAAGAAGACCATCTGTATTAGCAGAAAGAACATCAAAATTATTAAGTTCAAATGCTTCTATAAGATTACATAAAAGTAATTGAAGATTGATAGTAACAGTATAAGTACATTCAGGATCATATAAATAATCCATAGCATCATTCAATGCACCATAAATACGATTAATAACAATCTTAAGAGCATCAGCTTCTAATTTACGACCACTATGTTTTGCATCAAGTCGAGTCGTTCTAAGCCATTCAACAATACCTAAAAATACTTTTGAAGATAAATGATGAGGACTAACACCATATTCAACAATAAAGCTGGGGTACATTGAGTTGCTCGAGGTTTAGTACCATTACCTCAACTGACTATATCTTAATCAATTTCATGATATTCTCCTGTAGGAATATCCATAGGAACATATTTCCACTTATAACCATAAGCTGATTTTTTATTACCATTACAAGCAGAAAGTAAAGTACTACGTTTAACATTAGGATTAGCTTCTTTAAGATGAACAAAATTTTCATAAACATAAAGAATTTTTCCAGTAGCATAATCGCATCTAGCAATTTTATTATTTTGTCGACTAGATGCAAGTTTCATACGATATTCAAGAGTATGTTTATAAGATTGATCTATATTAGCATAACGAGCTTTTAATTCGTCAGATATATAATATCCTGTAATTTTATCATTATAAAGATTATCAATACCAATTTTAATTTGATATTCAGTTTCTTTATCTAATAAATCTTCTTCTTTAGCTACATATAAAACAATCGAATAAATAAATCCTTCTATACCATATTTATTAAATGCTTCTTGTAAATGTTTATTTGTATGTCTATTAAAACGTAATTCAGAAAAATGTTTTTGAACTCTTTCTTGACAATCTTTAGAAGAACCAATATAACATTTATTTTCTTCAATACATCTTATTTGATATACACCTTGACCTTTAAGTTTACTAAAAGTCCCATAATTAATAAAATCTGTACTTCTTTTAAAATTTTCCATAGCAATATAAATTTTAATATTAACAATATAAAGATACAATCTAAATACTGAAATTACAAATTATATCCTATAGAATGTATCCTAGAAATTGATTCTCCCCGTTTCCCCACTACTATAAGTAGGAGTACTC